GCATATTCATTTCCGTGTTTTCCATTAGTTTACCTCAATTGTGCCGGTGATGGTTACGGGTGTTACGATTGCAGTCCATGCTGCGGTGTATATTCTTTTGTCTGCTGCCGTAACCCCCGCCGCTGCCGCTGTGAACGTGCTGCAAGTAAGGGATGCGCCGTCACTGGTAATGCTTAGGGGGAAGTTATCGCAGTAGGTCGTTCCAGCCACCGCAGTCGTGCTAGTCGCTGGGGTTATCTTAATTCGGAAATACGCCAGCTTGCTCGTCAGCCGAAAGTAAATCCCTGTCTTAACTGCCGTACCAACCTCTGTTAATCCGACAAACGTAGGTGTCCAAATCGTTCCCGTATCGCCGGACGCTATGCCATCAAAGAACGAAATCCAGCTAAGGGTGGGATATTTATCCTCGTCAATCAGTTCTTCGGTTTTAGGCGGTAGCTGAACTCTTGCCATATCAATCTATCGTATTGAGGTAAGAACCGGTGATTGCCACTTTAACGGGGTCGGTTATTGATAGCTCAAAGGTGCATTGCTGCTGGATGCCCAGCCGCCGGAATTTCACTTGTTTTTGGTAATTTCCTACTGCGCCAATCGAACCGGTGTAATAATTAGACCATGTTCTCGCGCCATCCTGACTAATTCGTAAGGACATCGTTGGGTCGCTGCCCTGACCTGATTGTAGGCCAACGCCAGCTTCAAACCCAATTTGCAAGCTATTATACCGCACATATTTCAATTCATCAATCAAATGTGTGTAAACCCGCCGCCTAGAAATAGGGTTTCCGTTGTCGCTATACACATCCAGCGACATTTCGTAAATCTTCCCATCCACGCGCGAACCGACCAGTTGCTTGTTAAAAACGTGCATACAGCAGTTACCCAAATGCTGTTCATCAGCGCCGAGGCTGTTTAGATACGCGCGTTCATGCCATAGCTGCGTGGTAAGGTCATAGACCAGTGATGTGCCAAGGCTGCCCCCAGTAATGACCAGAAACACATGCCCATCCTGCTGATAGCCCCAGCTACGCAGCGAGGCGGGGTTAGGCTCGGCCTGTAGTATCTTCTCGATGGTTTCCGTGGATATACGCTTAGGCGAGAAACCCTGCGCCTGATACACGATACCCGCGCCTTCATTGGTATGCCCCACCCAATAGACGGAGGTGTCTAGGCTGATAACCGTATAAGGCGAGACAGTCCCCACCGGAGTAGCGCCGGAAATGCGGGAGAAGGGGAAGGTAGAATCGCCCGTATTGCGCCATATTTCTAACGTGCTATCACCAAAAAGCGCCAACTGCCCCAGAAACGGCACGGCAATAGACAGATTATCGGGTGAGCTTTCCGCGCTGGCAAAATCAAGCGCTGCCCACGTTGTACCATCATACAAGCCGGAAATGTAGAATTGACCGCTGTTGTTTTTGGTGACGACAAAATAACCGTTGCAGAAGCTAACATTCGCAGGGGAAGGTAAATCGGGGTCAGTTACTTGTGCAAAAACGTTAGTTGCGTAGGTGAAAATATACAAATACGTCCCATCACATACCGCCACTTGAAAGCCGTTTTCCGCCACCGTGACGATACCATTAGACGTTAACAGCGTACCGCGCAGGGTAGCCACACCAGCCGAGGAAATCTCGTAAAACTGCGAGCCGGACACCGCAAAGGCGCGACCATTAGCCGCAGCTATCACGCCGCGCACCGCGCCGATTCCACAGGTAGTAAAAAGCGAAAGACCGGGTGTGCCGAACAATGACGCGACATCTGCGCCCTGCGGGTCGGAAATAGCGTATAGGTTAATTATCCTTTGAGCGTCAAAGGGCAAGCTGCGCTGCTGATACGATGAACCTATAAGGCCAATCTTCATCGCGTCCTATACCCGCTGTAAATATTCCGCACACCCGTCCCCTGCGGATAGGCATCTATAGGACGCGCACGAACCGTTGCCAGACGCACTAAACCGAGGGATTTAGCGGCAATAGCAGCAATAGACGGGTCAGGCTCAACGCCATATTCGGGGGCTAATTCCAGCGCCAGATTGTAGATTAACGCACGCTCCCAACCGGGCGGCAGAGTAATCACCGTGTCTAACGTAGTAAAGCTCGTTAACGGCTTCTCGCTGAGTATGAACAACTGATACCCAGATGCCGGTACGGGGTATATGCGGAGGTTGTCCGCGGGGTTGGCGTTATCGTAGTTCAAGAATTGCGGAACGCCGGTCAGCGCCTTGAACGGGATTTCGTTGTATGCCGTGTCGTTGATAATATCCACATCATTATCTACACCGCCGATTCGTACATATGCCTGAATGATGTTGGTTGGGCGTGTGGTATTAAACGTTTGCCCGCTGCCCATAGTGTAGGTCGATTGACCAGACACCAGCGTAAAGGTTTCCCATGCGCGGCTAGGAATGGTGGCGGAATCGTTAGACCATGATTCAAGCAACTGGTTGAGAGATGAAAATCCGTCATTGGCTTCGTCAGCACTGGGGGATTCACTCTTGACTAGAGCGCCAAGTTTTTGTAAAGACTTCTTAACGATTTCCCGTGCAGTTGTCATTGGTTATTCCCAGCCATTTAATGCCTGTTAAAATCCTAATTGTTCTTCATTTTCGCATGAAGCAATATAAACAGTGCCGCTTCCAGAAACCAAAATAACGGCTATGTGCGTGTCATTTGGGTCGTGATAAAATACTGTGTTTTTATTACCGTGAATAAATTGCCCAGTGCCAGCAGCGGCAACTACCGTTGAGTCACCAGAACGGGCATAAGCAACTGCTGTGGCATCATTTAAAATTCTTACATATTTTTGATTTGCAACAGGGTAAGCAACACGCGCTGAACTTGTGCTTGCTGAAATTGTAGCAGAAGGCGAGTTGACATGAGTTGGCATTAGTCAGCTCCACTCACAAGAGCGCAGGAAACAGTAGCCGTGCCGCTGATTAGCAGCGCAGCAACGTGCGTGTCGGTGACGGGGTCACGCTCGAATACAGCGCTTTCAAACGGCGCAAGGGAGATGTTGGCGTTGGTAGCATTAACACCAGAGCCGCCGCCATTTACAAAGCAGCCGCTGGTGGCGCTGTTATTGGTGATGCGTACATAACGAAGCATCGAACCAGTAGGCAGCAATTCAGCCCGTGCGGTGGTGGTCGAAGCCGAAATCGCAACGGACGGTACTTTGATATTCATTGCCATAAGCAAAATCCTAAAAAGAAGCGGGAGCCGAAGCCCCCGCATAGATTAGACGCTCAACGTGCCAGAAGCCGGAAGGGTCGCGCCAATCGGGGTAAACGTCATGGTAGAACCAAGGCCAACGGTGGTAGCGGTAGCATCCGAGGCGTTCTGCGCCGCTTGAAGCTGAATAGTGCCAGCCAAAGCAACGGTGATGCGACCCTTAACGCGAACGTTGATATAAGCGGTCGTGGCAGCAATCACAGAGGCGGCATCGGTCGAAGTGGTGAACGTAGTGACCGCAATAGCCGAAGCAGTGCGACCCTCCACGGTCAGCGCAGTAGCCGTAATCATCGAGGCCGTACCCCACTTAAGGCCGACTTTAACGCCACCAGAAGCGCCAGCGGTGGTAATCAGGTTGATGTCAACCTCATAATCGCCGGGCTGCAAAATGCCGGTGGACATGCCAACCACGTTAGCAAGCGTGGTATTGGTTGCCTGCGAAAAAGCCGTGGTGCATTGCGACACATCGCGGAAGTTATCATTAATAATTTTACGAGAGGCAAACGTCATCGCGCCTTCGTCTGTTACTTTATTTACGGGCATATCATTATCCTTAAAGTGAGGGATGGGATTTTACCCCCACCCCTCCGTTACAATTAGTTAGTGATACGGCAAGCCCACATCGGACGGGTAGCGGCGAAGCCACCGAGGAAGTCGATACGGGTAATCATGCTGCGCAGGCGCACATCAAATGCGCGAACCACAGCAACCGTAACGCCTTCGTAGGTTTCTTGCGCGGCCATTTCCACAGCTTCCGGCATCACCAGCGGAACGCTCACCATGCGGAAAGCGTTTTTGTGGAATGCAAGGTTCTGCGGGTAGATGGTCGAAGCAACGTTGCCCACACCAGCACCAAGCGTGATGACATCCGAAGCCGTGGGGAAACGGGTGACGTTCTGCAAGCTACCAGAGGTCGAGTTGTAGATGGGTTCAGCAAGCGTCACGGTGTAAGCACCACCAACAGCGGTAAAAAGCGCGGTGATAACAAACTGCTTGGGGTAGCCCAAATCTACTTTGGTCTGGGGATGCACAGCGTTAACGCTGGCAACCGTGAAGGTCATACCAGCGGTCAGAGTCTGTGTACCCGTTCCGGTAATAGCAAGGGTGGTGGCACCAGCAACCGAAGTGGTGGTGACGGTGTGAGCGCCGGAAGCCGTGCCAGAGGTGAAGCGCGGCAGCAGGTTGTTGCTGTAGTAGTCGAAACCATCAGCCGAACCCATAGCGCCTTCAATGTACTGCTTGCCAATTTCCTTAGCGGCATTAACAAAACCCTTGCGAGCGTTAACAGCAGATGCTTCCGAACCGGGGTTCAGGATGACATAACGGTCTTTGCGAGGTGCAAGGAACTCAGTCATTTTCTGACCAGCGGCCAAGATGGTCGAGGTGTCGAAGGTGGTAGAACCAGCCGTACCCACGATATTACCAACGTTCTGGCAAGCACGGGTCAGGCAGATGTTTTCCACGCCCTGCGCGATACCCTGAACCGAAGGTTTAATCACGCGGTTGTAGAGGCTTTCGAGGCCAACCTGATACGCCAATTCACGGGAATCAACGTCCACGCCAACGGTCTGAATGATGTCCAGAGTTAGCGGGATGCGGGTTTCCTGAATCGCCTGAATCGCGGAGGTGATGTCGAAGCTAGTGCCGGGGGTGTAGAGTGCCGGAACGTTGATTTGAATGGTGTCGCCAGCCTTGTAGCCGTTTTTACCATCATAATCGCTTTTGTCTGCCTTATCCATCAAGCGGCAAGCAGTCAAATTGTCAACAAGAGTGCCGGCAGCGAGCTTTGCAATCACGCCTACCGATTTCATTACTGACGGAGAGTTAGTACTTAAAGCCATGTGATTAAATCCTTATCTGTTAAACTTTTTCATAAGCTCCGCCACAGACATCGAATCTAAGTCCTTCGTTGCACGACCTGTGCCCTTCAGGGATTCAAGCGGCGGGGGAGCGCTGGTTGCCTTCTTAACAGAACTCAAATATGCCTTGCCGCGTTCCTCGGCTTTCCCAACCTCCATCGCAATTCGCGAGGGAGATAGGTCTTCCAAATCTTCAAGCCGTCCTTCTTTCATCAGCGCGTAAAGTGCCAAAGGCGCATTATCTGCTTCGTAGAAAGCCTCTTGTACGGATTCCGGCATCATGTTCAGGTAGTCATTATTCTCTTTGACTAACGCCGCGTATTCTGGGACTTCCCCCGCAAATTTCTTAGCTTGCTGAGATATTTCCACGGTACGCATTTGTTTATGCGAGTCGGCAGGATTCTGCTGCTGAACCTGTGGTTCTGTCTTAGTATCTTGTTCTTTTAAGAACTTGGCAGTTGCTAGTACCCATGAATCCAAATCTTCGTAGTTTTCCAGCTTTGGAGGGCTGTTCGGCTGTTCGGCTTTGGGGGTGGTTTGCGCCTGCTCCAACTTCTCAAGTCGTGCCTTTAATTCGGCATTTTCATTGCGAAGTCGTTGTTTAGCTAATTTTCTGTTGAGGTGGGACTGGCGGTTAGCTTCCCGTTTTTCAAGCTGTTCAGGCGTTAATTCTGAATCTGGCTTTTTTGATACGTCATCAGTTTCCTGACTAGTTTCTTCGGGGGGTGCTTCTTCAGTCGCCTGCGGTTCAATTGAATCCGCCGCTTCTTGCTCGGCTGGCTTCGCGTTATCAGCTTGTGGCTGTGCGGTCGCCTCGGCAATTATAGCTTGTGCATCAAACATAAATTAATTTCCTTTTATAGTCAAGTTAAAATGCGCGTAGCCGTCTGCGGCGCATAGCAATCATTAAGATTAGCTGTTCCTCGCCGCGTCTAACCCGCACCATCAAGTCGGCCTTGACCATCAAGAGCCGAGTGATTTCAGTAATAAGTTCGTTCTGTAGTTTAAGAAGTCGCTGGGTTTCGGATTCCTCTGCCAGTCTTAGGCTTTCCTCAGCAAGCGCCCGTCTGCGCTCGTATTCCAATAAAACCGAGTCAACCTTTTGCAGCTCGGTCTTGGCTTTTTTAACCTCTACCTGTTTTGCATGGTATTCAGGGAAGTAGCTGAAAATCTTAGGGAGGCCGCCAGATTCAACCACCACAACGGGTATCGGGGCGCTACCCGGCAGATACCCTCTTGTCGGGATGAAATTCACCCCGTCGATAAATCCTCTAGTGACAATCGAGGATATGGACATTAGCTGGCCTCAGTAATCGAGGTCGGGGTTACCGCATCATCTAGGGTGTAGGTTTTAGCTGTGGTGACTTGGTCGCGCTTTTTAACCGTCATGGTCGTACCGGCGATACCCTGCTCACCTAACTGTTGATTAATGGCGTACAAAGCCTGAGCAGGTGTAAAGGTTGCGCCTAGCGTAGGATATGATTCCGTCATTGCAACAGTGCCCTTAGCAAAGTCATACGATGCCGTAAGAGCATACCCCGTCTTGTCGTTGTTAGTCGTGACGGTAACACCAGCAGTGACACTGCCAACCGAGCCGGAGAGATTGCCGGTTATATCCATTGTCTGGTTGGGGAGGTCGATGTTTGTTAATCCCGCACCCGCCACGCCGATTTCAGCGGTATCAATAAGAATTGCCGCGGTATCTGTTTTAATCGCGCCAAGGCCATCCGTTCCGTTGGCAAGGTCTACGGCAGCGGCAGAGCGCGAAAGTGTGAAGCGCCCCACGACTTCACCCACTACTGAGATACTGTCAACC